AATGTTGAAGGTATGGAAATAACCAAACCTGCATTAGTACAAAAACCAATCGTTGAAGAAGAATTGGTTGTTGAAGAAGTTTTAAAATACAAGAATGGTAACATACCAGTTAAGAAGAAAAAGAAAACTACTAAAATGAAATAGGAGATTATTATGGGATTTTTATCAAATATATTTAGCATTTTCAAGGAAGCACCAACAGTTAAAAAGACTAAACGTGCCAGGGAAAAAGGTAAATACAAAGCAGACGATAAATCTACAAAAGACTACAATGAAGCATGGGTAGGCGGTAAAGCACCAAAGAAAAAGAAGAAAAAATAATGCAAGGCATTTTTGTAATTAGAGACAAAGGTCATTTTTTAGAATTTAGTAATTATGACGACATACCTCAAAGTTTCGATAATGTTATAAGATTCGAACCAACTCCTCCTGAGCCTCCTCACACAGAGAAAGAACATAAGGAGATGGCAACTTACAATGTCAAGTTAAAAGAGTTAATGAAAAGAGAGAAAAACTAAAAATGGCTATTAGTGTAAGTGTTAGTCCTGGTTCTGGTTCAGTTGTAACAGCAACAGAAAGACTTGGAACAATTAATGCAACCATTACTGTTAGTGATGATACTGAGTCTGTACCTGGAGGGCCTACACCTGTTTCTTTTACTTCTGTATCATCAACGACACATCCTGGAATTACTATGACTTCAGGAACATCATCATGTACACTTGTAGGAACTTATGAAGATTCTTTTACTGATGAATTTAAATATGTTGAAAAAGGAAGTAGTGATTTAGCAGGTTCGCCCACAATTGTGATTGGACTTGATAACCTTCCTAGTAACAAATTATTTTATAATTTAAATCAAGATGCAACAGCTTCTGTTACGAAGTCGTATACTGTTACTGCAACTTCTAGTGGTGGTACAAATACTTTTACTGTTACACAGGTAGTTAATAACGAATTAGAATCAATCAGAAGTGCTGTGGCTTCTTATTATGTTTAGAGATATAAAATGCCAGCAGTAACAAGAGTCGGAGACGCTGATGTACCACATTGTGGTGCTATGGTTAGGGCGCAAGGTTCTGGAAATGTTTTTGCAAATGGTATACCTGTTAGCAGACAAGGAGATTTAAACACTATTCATCTACTACCTGGTGGTAGAACTTGTCAAACTCATAATACTGGTATTACTTTAGGTTCAGGAAGTGTTAAAGTTAATGGTAAAGGATGCGGTCGTGTTGGAGATAGTCTAAGTAGTTGTACATCTGTAGCTGCTGGGTCAGGTAATGTATTTGCTGGTGGATAACGGTATAAATATAGCATAGGAGAGATTGCTAAATGTCAAGATATGACGCAACACAAAGTAACGAAAGTAAAAGAAGTGCTAAAATCTATCGTGATTTAGATTTAGATTTTCAAGCCAATTCTGCTACAAAAGATATTCAAAAACTTAGTGATGTTGAGGCAGTCAAAAGAAGTGTTAGAAACTTGATTAACACTAATCACTATGAGAGACCATTTCATCCTGAGATTGGTTCTAATTTGAGAGGAATGTTATTTGAAAATATTACTCCACAAATGACTCATGCGATTTCAAAACAGATTGATTTATTATTAAAGAATTTTGAACCGAGATGTAGATTAGTTCAAATTAACGTACAACCGTTTATTGAAAGAAACGGATATAGAGCTTCAATATCTTTCTTTGTAGTGAACACTCCAGAGAGAGTTGAAGTAGAAACTTTTTTAGAAAGACTAAGATAAAAATATGGCAACTAAATTAGAAATATCAGAATTAGATTTTGATGGTATCAAATCAAACCTAAAAAACTTTTTATCACAACAAGACGAGTTTAGAGATTACGACTTTGAAGGTTCTGGTATGGCAGTTCTTTTAGATACACTCGCTTACAACACACACTATCTTGGATTCAATGCTAATATGTTAGCAAATGAAATGTTTTTAGATAGTGCTGATTTAAGAGCAAGTGTTGTATCAAAAGCAAAACAAGTTGGTTATACACCGACAAGTTCTACGACTTCATCAGCAGTTGTTGATGTAACAGTTAATAATGCTACTGGTGCTACACTTACTATGGCAAGAGGAACAAAATTCTCAACAACTGTTGATGGCACTTCTTATAATTTTGTAAACAACGCTGATTTAACTATTACACCTGTTGATGGTGTTTATAAGTTTAGTAATGTAGATATTTTTGAAGGAACATATTTAAACTTTAAATACACAGTAAGCACATCTGATATTGACCAACGATTTATTATACCAAATGATAATGTTGATACAACTACACTAACAATTAAAATTCAAGAATCATCTTCTGACTCTACAACAAACACCTATACACTTGCATCTGGTATTACAGGATTAGATTCAACATCTAAAGTTTTCTTTTTACAAGAAGTTGAAAATGGTAGATATCAAGTTACTTTTGGTGATGGTGTTTTAGGAAAGGCTGTCGCTGATGGTAATATTATTATCATAGATTATATTAATACAAATAGAGCAGAAGCAAACGGCGCTAGTACATTTACATTAAATGGTACAATTGGTGGATTTTCTACTTCAACTGTTACAACTATTAGTAACGCAAATGGTGGTGCTGAACCAGAAACAATTTCATCTATTAAATATAATGCACCAAGAGATTACTCAGCACAAGACCGTGCTGTAACAGCAGACGATTACAAAGTTCTAGTTAAAAGTTTATATGCAAACGCTCAAGCCGTACAAGTGTATGGTGGTGAGGACGCAGCTATACCAGATTATGGTAAAGTTTATATATCAATTAAAGCAAAATCAGGTTCAAACTTAACAGAATCAACAAAGGCAAGTATTGTTGCAAGTCTTAAACAATATGCTGTTGCTTCTATAAGACCAATAATTATTGACCCAGAGATAACTTATCTTACACTCAATACAAATTTCAAATATGATACTGGTGCAACTACAAAAGATGTAAGTACACTTCAGACAAATGTATTAACAGCAATTTCAAATTACAATGCAAACACTTTACAAGACTTTACTGGTGTTTTTAGACATTCACAATTGTTAGAAGATATTAACAATGCTGACACATCTATTTTAAGTAATATTACAACTGTTAAATTATATAAATTTATCACACCAACTTTAAGTGAATCTTTAAAATATACAATTTCATATAACAATGCATTTTTTAACCCACACTCTGGACACAATTCAAGTGCAGGCGGTGTTGTATCATCAACAGGTTTCAAAATTAATAATGACGATTCAACTAACGAACATTTTTTAGATGATGACGGTGCAGGTAATATTAGAGTTTATTATTTAAGTGGCACAACAAGAATTTATACAAGTACAAGTTTTGGTACTGTTGATTATACAACTGGTGAAATAATTTTAACATCAGCAAATATAACAAGTATTTCAAATATTGATGGTGCTGCTAGTACAAGAATAAGAGTTTTTTCTATTCCTAATTCTAATGATGTTGTTCCTGTTCGTAATCAAGTTTTAGAAATAGATGTTTCTAACTCAACTATAACTGGTAATATTGATACTGTTGAAAGTGGTTCATCACAGGCAGGAACTTCTTATACAACAACCAGTAGTTATTCATCATATTAATGGTAATGGATAACAATGGCAACATTTAAAAAAACAAATAAGAAAAAATTATCAAACTTAGTTAAGAGACAACTACCAGAGTTTGTTCTTTCAGAGCATCCTAAATTTGCTGAGTTTATAAAGTCTTATTATCTTTTTCTAGAATCAGCAGAAATACAATTATCATCTTTTACTTCGGTAGACAATATACTTTTAGAAGGCGAAGGTGCAACTAGTAATTTTGTCCTATTAGATAGAACAAATGCTTTTAGTTTAGACGCAGGTGATAAACTTGTAGATGAACAACTTTCTTTTTCAGGTACACTACAAAAAAGTGAAATAATAACTGGTGCAACATCAGGTGCTACAGCAACTATTCTTGCTGAAGATTTTGCTAATTCACGATACACCATTTCAGCAAATAATGCTTTTATTACAGGCGAAACTGTAACTGGTGCAACATCTGGTGCTACAGCAATTGTAGGTAAATATCGTGCAAATCCTGTTGAGAACATTCAACAACTTTTAAACTATTCCGACCCTGACCATACAATAGAAGATTTCTTATCGCAAATGAAGGAAGAGTTTCTTAAAACTATTCCAAAAGATACACACTCTAGTTTAAATACAAGAAAATTAATTAAGAATATTAAATCTTTATATCGTGCAAAAGGAACAGATAAGGCTCATAAAGCATTTTTCAGAATGTTATTTAATGAACCTTCAGAGGTATATAAACCTAATGAAGATATGTTACGAGTGTCCGATGGTAAGTTTTCTACAAATACATTTCTTCGTTGTACACAAACAGCAGCACAATCAATTAACAATCCAATATTTTTAATTGGTCAACAAATAAAGCAATCAAATAATCCTGCTGATGATAGTATAAATGACGCAACAGCAATCGTTGAAAATGTTACCAAGTTTAGAGAAGGTGCTGTCGAGATTATTGAGATTGAAATTAATGATGAAACTACTGTTGGTACTTTTGTCAATGATGAAATAATTGAAGGTGCTAATTTTAATGACCCTAACGAGATTATAAAACTTTCAATAAGTCAAGCAGTATCATCAACAACAATAACAAATGCTGGTGCAACACTAACCGTTGGTGATGAGGCAACAGTATCAGGCGGTGGTGGTGCAGGTGCTCGTATTC